GACGCCCTGGCCATGGCCAGCGCCGAGGTGACTCTCCTGACCTCTGCGCTGAAGACCGCCCAGGCGCAGCGCGACGAAGCCCAAAAGCTCGCCCAGGAGACTCTGGAGACGGCACGTGCGCTGTGCCGGGCCTACGACAGCGCCGTTCTTTCCAACGCCGACGGCTGCCCCGATGGCGATGCCGAGGTCACCGCCTTGCGCAAAAAACTCGGCTTCAAGGGCGACTGATCATGTTGCTTCGCGTCAAGCTCGGACTGCTGCTGTCGCAGTCGGTCAACGCACTGGCCTTCTGCGGCGACCCTGACGAGTCGCTGTCGGCCCGAGCTTGGCGCGAGCAGCGCGAGGGCTGGATCAGGCGCATCGACCGATTCCTCGGAGCCGGCCACTGTCAGGCCGTGCTTGAGCAGCAACGTGGCCGCGAAGAAGCGCGCCGAACCTCTCACTGATGCCGATGAGCCACCCCGAACTGCCCGACGAACTGCAGGGCAGCGCGCAGCCACGCCCGGAATCTGGCGACGACCGGCTGGCGGCCATCGGCCAGATCGTCGCCAAGAAGCGCGACGAAGCGGTCAAGGCGCGCAAGGAATCCGGCATTGAACAGGTGTGGTCCGACTGCGAGGACGCTTATCTCGGAATCGACGACGCCAACCGCGGGGAGTTTGCCAAAGCACGCTGGGCAAAGCCGACTTCGATGTCCGGCCCGGTCACGACCAACGGCACGAACCAGACCGAGAACAAGTCCACCGCCTACGTCCGGCTGACGACCCGGTACGTGGACATGGGCGCAGCGAAGATCTGCGAGATCGTCCTGCCCATTGACGACAAGGCCTTCAGCTTCAGCGCCACCCCGGTCCCGGAACTGATCCAGTGGCGCGACGACCCGGGGCAAGTCATCGGCGCCGACGGCCAGCCGGTCTGGCGCGATGCCACGTCGAGCGACATGGCCAGCCTGATCCAGGCCAACCCAGCGGCTGCGTTCATGCAGGCCCAGGGCGGCGAGAAGCCGCAGGTTCCGCTGCTCAAGAAGGACGTCGCCGCCGCCAAGCTGCGCGAGGCCAACGCCAAGGCGCAGAAGGCCGAAACGCGGGTCTATGACTGGATGGTCGAGTCCCGCTACCCCATGCAGATGCGCAAGGTCATCCACGACAGCGCGCGCATCGGTGTGGGCGTGCTCAAGGGACCGTTCCCGGATCAACGCACTTCCAAGGCCTTCCGCGTCAAGGATGGCGTGGGTGTGCTGGAGATCGTCAGCCGCATCTCCCCGGCCTGCAAGTGGATCGACCCGTGGAACTTCTTCCCATCAGGCAACTGCGGCGAGGACGTGCATTGCGGGGACGCGGTGTTCGAGCGGGACTTTCTCTCGCCGGCCAGCCTCAAGGCCCTGAAGAAAATGAAGGGGCCGGACGGGCTGCCCATCTACCTGCCCAGCCAGATTGACAAGGTGCTGGCCGAAGGGCCGGAGAAGTGCAACACCGAGGGCTACCAGGGCAAGAACCCGAACCAGCCCGACACCAAGGACAACCGCTTCGCCGTCTGGCACATGACCGGCACGCTGTCGCGCGAGGACATGCTGGTCCTGCAGGCGCCGGGCGCCGAAGAACTGCCGGACGAGGTGGTCGAGTGCTTCTGCATCGTGACGCTGGTCAACGATACGGTCATCCGCGCCACCATGAACCCGCTGACCAAGAGCGGCCACTTCCCGTACCGGGTGTTCCCTTGGTCGCGCCGGGCTGGTCACTGGGCCGGCGTGGGTGTGGGCGAGCAAGTCTCCATGCCCCAGCGCATGGTCAACGCTGGCACCCGGGCCTGGATGAACAACGCGGGCATCTCGGCCGGCGTGCAGATCTTCTTTGACCAGCACAAGGTCATCCCGCTGGACGGAAATTGGGACATCACGCCCAACAAGCTCTGGGGCCTGACGGTGGACGGCGCGACGGACGACGTGCGCAAGATCATGTCCACCATCGAAATCCCCAACCGCGGCCGGGAACTGCTGGAGATCATCAACTACGCCTTCAAGCTGGCCGAGGAACAGAGCAACATCCCGCTGATCAGCCAGGGACAGACCGGCCCGCAAGACCCGCAGACCTTCGGCCAGGCCGAACTGCAGAACAACAACGCGAACACGCTGCTGCGCCAGCAGGCCTACAGCCTGGACGACCACATCACCGAGCCGCTGGTGGACGACTTCTACGAGTGGCTGCTGCTGGACCCGGACGTGCCCGAGGACGAGAAGGGCGACTTCAAGATCAACGCCCGCGGCTCCATCGCCATGGTCGAGAAGGCGATCCAGGAGAACACGCTGGTGCAGATGTTGAGCCTGGCGCTGAACCCGGTCTTCGGCCAAGACCCGAAGAAGGTCTACACGGAACTGCTCAAGGCCAAGCGCATGGACCCGGAGCGCACGGCCTACACCGAGGAAGAACTGGCCGCGATGCAGCAGCAGCCGCCGCCCAAGCATCCGTCCGTGGAGGCCGCCGAGATCCGCGCCAAGACCGCGCTGCACGTCGAGGACATGCGCGGCCAGACGGTGCTCAAGCGGGCGGCCATCGACACCGACCGCGACACGGCCTACAACAACTCGCTGGCCGAGCGCGACCGCATCGCCGCGCAGTCTGCCGAGGCCAAGCGGCTGCAGGACTACCAGCTGGCCCTGGCCAAGTACGCCAACGACCGGCAGATCAACCTGGAAGACGCCAAGACCGAGCTCGCCAAGGCCGCCATGCAACTGCAGACGCAGATCCGCCTGGCCGTCGGCGGTGGCAAGGCCCCGCAGGTGGCCACCCCCGCCATTGAGCCGGCCGGCCGCGCCCCTGAGGGTGAGGCGTTTCAGCGTTGAGCAGAGTTTGCAAACACTGCGGAACAGAACAACCGCTGGATAACTTTGCGCTCAACAGGCGGTCCAAAGGTGGAATACTTTGGAAGTGCAAGACTTGTTGCAACGAATACAACAAGCAACGCCGAGCAAATGCCCTCTTGCTAGAGATGGATCGTGAGCGCGCAAAGGCAAAGTACAAAGAAGACCAGCAGTACGCGGCACGTAGAAAAGCGAATGCCAAGAAGCAAGGCTCAAAGCCAGAAGCGGCTGCCAGGAAAAAGGCAAAGGCAAAGCTAGATTCGCTGAATCAGGAAAAGGTCAATGCCGCACGATCTTGGCGGAAAAAGTGGCGCTTGATGAACAAGCATGTTGTTGTCGCAAACACTGCGTTATACAGGGCGCAGAAATTGAAGGCAACGCCACGCTGGGCAAGTAGCAAGGCCATTCTTGCCATGTACAAAGAGGCCAATGAAAAGACCATGCAAACCGGGGTTCCGCATCAGGTCGATCACATTGTCCCGTTGAGAAGTCCAAAGGTTTGCGGCTTGCACTGCGAGGCAAACCTACAAGTGATTCCGGCTTTGCTCAACAACGCCAAGAACAACCTGTACTGGCCGGACTCACCATGAACGAGATCAAGGCCCCCGTCCAGTTCGCCCTCACGTCCTCCGACCGTGACTCACCGACCTGGACGCGGCTGAAGAAACACCTGCAGGCACGCCTGGAAGTCCTGCACCGCGAGATCGCACAAGACCTGAGCGAGACGCAGACCGCCAAGTTGCGCGGCCGCATCGCGCAGATCAACGAACTGCTCTCGCTCGAAAAGAATCCGCCGCCCTTGTGACGGCATCGTTGGCAGTCGACTGAAACACGCCGGCTGCTTGGTAGGTGCCTGCTAGGGCATCGTTCATCGGAGCAACCTGAATGTCTGGAGCGCAACAAGTCACGGCCCCTGAAACCCCGGCCGTGGAAGACGAACACGATGCTGATTTCGACGCTGGTTTCGGCGGGCAGGAAGCGACGACAACGCCGCAAGAACTGACCGACGATCACAAGCCCGAAGCGACCCCCGAACCCACTCCTGCCCCGGCGCCGGAGTACGTCCAGATCACCAAGGCCGAACACGAACTGTTCACCGCCGCGCTGGCCAAGATCCCCGAGATCGAAGCGAGCATGACGAAGCAGTTCAACACCGCCTTCGGTGGCCTGGGCGGGCTCAAGCAGATGATCCAGAAGCTGCAGACGGAAACGCCTGTCGGCCAGACCATCGACCTGAGCGACGAGGACTTCGAGGATCTGAAGCGCGAGTACCCCGAGATGGCGGACTACACCATCAAGGGCCTGCGCCAGGTCTTCGGCAAGTTCAAGGGTTCCGGCGGTGCTGACCCCGCGGGCTTCGACAAGAAGTTCGACGAGAAGGTGCAGACCGCAGTCGCTGACATCCGCCAAGAGATCGTGAAATCCTCCCTGGAGGCCGTCTTCCCGGGCTGGGAAGAGGATGTGAAGACGCCGCAGTTCGACGAGTGGGTGAAAGCCCAGCCGCCCGAGATGCAGGCGCGCATGTCCTCCGACAAGCTCAGTGACGCGGCCAAGATGCTGAAGGCCTACTACGCCCATGTGGCAGCGCCCCCGCCTCCTGCGCCGACTCCGACCGCTCCCCCGGTGAACACCCGGCAACGCCAACTCGCAGCAGCCGTTCCGCCCCGCGGCGACGGTGGGCACCCGCCCGCCGCGTCCGAGGACGACGACTTTGAACAGGGCTTCAAGTACCGGAGCCGATCCGGCTGACGGCCCACGTCACCAAACCCCCGCAGAGACAAGCCCGCATGAAGCGGGCTTTTTCGTTTCTGCACCCGCAATAGGAGTCAGCAATGACGATGCAAACCTTCGGCCTTTCCCAAGGCCGGATCAACAAGTTCAAGGGCCAGATTCTGGCTCACGCAGTCCCCTTCGAGGTGCTGGGCAAGACTGGCCGCCAGGTCAAGCTGCCGCGCAACAACAGCGACACCTACGTGGCCCGCCGCTGGCTGCCCTGGGGCGCGACCTCGACCGACGCGAACACCATCAACCGCTTCTTCCAGACCGGCACCGGCGACCGCGGCAACGTGATCGTCCAGCAGCATCAGATCTCGGAAGGCGTGACGCCCACGCCCGACGCGATCACGCCGCAGGACATCACGGTTGTCGTGCAGCAGTACGGCTGCCTGTACGGCTTCACCGACAAGACCTACGACCTGTACGAGGACGACATCCCGGCGGCCATGATCGAGCAGCTGGGCGAGCGTGTGACGTTCGTCAACGAGATGATCATCTGGGGCGCCCTGCGTGCCTGCACCAACCAGTACTACGGCGGCACCGGCACCAGCCGCGCCACGGTCAACGGTGCGATCACCCTGGGCATGATCCGCAAGATCGCCAAGAACCTGATGGCCAACCACGGCAAGCCGGTCAACTCGGTGCTGTCGGCCTCCGGCAACTACGGCACCGACCCGGTGGCCGAGGGCTTCACGGTGTACTGCTCCACTGACATGGAGCCGGACATCCGCGATCTGCCCGGGTTCGTCCCCGCCGAGAAGTACGCCAGCGGCAAGCCGATGCCCAACGAGATCGGCAAGTGCGAGCGCTTCCGCTTCATCACCTCCCCGGATCTGCCGTCCATCCAGGACGCCGGCGCCGCGGTGGGCTCCACCGGCCTGCAGTCGCAGTCCGGCTCCAACGTGGACGTGTACCAGTTCATCGTGACGGCCAAGGACGCCTGGAGCCAGATCGCGGTGCGCGGCAAGGAGAGCCTGGACCCGACCTACCTGCCCCCGGGCCAGAAGACGAAGTCCGACCCGCTCGGCCAGCGCGGCTACGGCGGCACGATCTGGTGGAAGGCCGTGATGATCGAGAACAACGGCTGGCTCGCGATCGGCAACGTCGGCGTGCGGACCCTGAGCTGATGAGCATGGGGCTGGAGTGATCCGGCCCCGCATCCTCACAAAGGAACACACCCATGATCGACACCATCGCGCGATGGCTGGCCGGCGTCAACGACGTTCGGTCCCGCCGCAGCCTGCAGCAGGTGCTCAACCCCATCGGGGATCGCCTGTCCACCGTGTGCCTGTCGTCTGCCGGTCTTGTCATCAAGGCTGGCGGCAGCGCCGTCGTGAAGGCTGGATCGGCCTTCTACGCTGCGGCCCAGGGCATCCTGGTCACCAAGACCGCGAACACTGACATGGCGGCGCTCTCGGGCACCGTCACCAATGCCGCGTTCAACGTCTACGCCTTCTTCATCGACTCGGCCGGCACGCTGACGAGCGCGATGGGCACCGAAGGCGCCACCCTCGCAGCCGTCGTCTTCCCCCCCATTCCGGTGGGCAAGGCGCTCATCGGCTTCGTGGTCATCAACCCCACGGGCACGGGCAACTTCGTCGGCGGCACCACGCCGCTGGATGACGCCACCGTCGTCCCCAACGCGGCCTACGTGAACACGACCGAGGGTTTCGACCCCACCGTGATCCTGGGCGCGACCCTGTAACTCCCTCGTCCACAAGGAGAACCCCATGGACAACCTCGCAGCCATCGCTGGCACGTTTGCCACCACCAAGGCCGGCCTGACCGCTGGCACCACGACCACCTACACGACCGCCAACACGGTGCAGTTCTGCATCCGCGGCAAGTCGTACAGCAAGACGGCCGTCGCCAACGGCGCCACGCCGACGACCGACGCCACCACCGGCTCGGCCTTCTCGGCAATCCCGGCGGGCTCCGGCTCGGTCTTCGTGTTCGGCTTCGACAAGGACGGCAACATCAAGGTGTCGCAGGGCTCGGTCGAAACGCTCGACGGCTCGACCACCACGGGCGCGACGGCCAAGTTCAGCCGCGCCCCGCAGTTCCCGGTCGTGCCCGACACCGTGTGCGCCTTCGGCTACGCCACCGTCCTGGTGGGCAGCGCGGCCAGCGCCTGGACCTTCGGCGCCAGCAACCTGGCCGGCCCGCCTTCCAGCGTCGGCATCAACTTCGTCGACTGCCTGACCCTGCCGGAT